GCCTAATAACTGTAGTAGTCCTGGGTTAAGTTCATCACCTAGTCTTATACCACTAATGTTTGGTCCGCCCATAAGTAGTTCGCCGAAACTAGCAAGGTCGCCGTCACCGGTGCCGCCGGCTCCGAAGCCTGCTCCGCCTAATCCTCTGCTACCGTTTCTGCCGTCTCCGTTATTATCTCCATCTGGATTTAAAGGTCGTCCGTCCGGTCCGTATTGTACTTCGTCTGCTCCGAACCAAGGGTTACCATTTTCGTCTAATGGACTCCATAAAGTAATGTCATCTGCTAATTGTCCTAATGGGGAACGCGGAAGAATCATGCCATTTGGCAGTCCTAAATCGTTGAGTGCATTACCGGCTTCGCTACAGCTAGGAATATCTCTTGCTGTTAAGAATACTCTACCGCCTGAACCTGCACCAGGCTTATTCAATGTGCCCAAAGTATCACTGTCGCTTACACCTGTTGTTTTACGTTTAATATCGTACTGTATTGGTACGCCAGCGTCTAAGTCACTTGGGAATATTTTGTATATGCCTCTATCAATAACTTGTATATCTGTTATGCCGCCATAGCCGTCAACGCCTGTAATAACAAACTTAGCAGGTCTCTCCATAACTGGCCCGGGTTTAAGTCTCGCGGACACTTCCGCATCTCTACCTTGTCCTCTAACAGTAATAGTTGGAGGATTATCTATGCTATAGCCAGAGCCTCCTAGTTTCAAGCCTACTGAAGCTATTCCGCCATTTGAATCGTAAGTGATTGCGTCATAGTCTACTAATGCTCCACCACCTGGTTCGCCACGTTGTCCAATCTTAAACGTTATAGGTGTAGCCATTCCATTTGTAAGGTAGCCACTGCCTGGGTTATTAACTGTGAATTCCTCAATTGGACTAACGCCTTGACTTACTACAGGTGTACCACCCATAAGTCTCATTATGGCTCCGACTTCGTAACCTGTACCTGCTGTAATACAAATACTGCTTTTAACAAGAGCTTGTCTGTTTTGTTCTGCTGTTACAGTATTAGTAGTATATGATGTAACATGTGTAGCAACATCCAACGTACTTGACGTGCCGCTGACAGTATGTCTAGTTGCGCCTGCGCCAGTTGTAGTTGGTGTTAGTGTTGTTTCTTTATTAAAGCATACTTGATTATCTTGCTTAATAGAATAGTCTAACACTTCTTTATATATTCCGCCTGCACAACCATTTCTAATTATCATTGGATCTGATAACTTGTTTCTAATCATTAAGCACTTTTCTTTAGTTGCTGAATCTACAGTAATAAGAACGTTAACTGATGTTGTTTGACTTAGTATCTCTTTCTTAATTGCTGTTAAGTTAGTTGAGCCACTTAGCGATATGCTATCACCGTTAATAAAGAACGAGTCACCGGCGCCAACCATTTTAGTTTGTCCACATATTTTAACTCTAGCTTTAGGCTTACAAATTGGTACATTAACTGTTCCACTTACTGGAGCAACTGTGCCTGATGTTGAATTCTTCTGTAAAGCTGTTAATGAAAGATAGCTAGTACTTGCTGTATTGTTCTGTTTCTGATTAAGACCTACACCAGATACTAAACCAGTTCCGCCAAATATTGCTCCGCTGGTCATATTGCCGTTAACACCGAACTGAGGAACTCCTGATGGTGCTTGGTTAATAGGGTATGTTTTGTATATTGGGAGATTAATAGATCCCATTCCACCATAGCCGCCTGAGCCTCCTAGGTGTACCATGTTCTGTCCTACGTTTAATCTGCTATTAGAATAGCCACCTATAAAGTTATGCGCCATGCCTGCTATGGGTGGGTATAAAGGAAAGCCGTGTATCTGTGTTTGGTTTGCCAATGTTACCAAATTAGTATTCTGATTTCCGTTTGGAGGAGGATTACCAACTCCAACTGATCCCTTACTTGGGTAGCCGGCTCCGTTAACATCGTCTGCTGGATGTTCCATGTAATATTTAAATGCTGTACTTGTCTTCGAATCTTTGTCTAGAGTAATAGTAATATATCTGCCTTTACTAGCATCATATGTAAATGATATTTTGCCATTTTCTTTAACAAAGCCGTTACCATGTTCTGAATAACCTTGATTTAATAACTGACCAGGGCCAACATTATTTTGTTGCCACGGTGTCATTCCAGCTGATATTTGCCATTTAACACCTGACCATGCATGTATATCTACTTTGTCTATAGGACTTAATGTACTTGCAACGCCTGTGCCTGCAATCTTAGATCCAGTCGATCCTGCATGAGTACTTTGGTAAACTGTTAGTCTATCTTTAGCACTATACATATCAAACAATATTCTAACTGGATATGTTTGAGAAGTGTCTTCCGCAAACTTGTACTTAAATGTTTCTGTTTGTCCTCTGCCCTGCGTGTTCATCTCATTTACAAATACAGATGTAACTGGTGGTACCGGAGGTTTCGGTGGTACCGGAGGAGGTGGAGGACACGGATCATCGTGCTGTGTAAGAGATATTAACGGTGTCCAGTCAACTACAGTTGTGCCTGTAGTTGCCACACTTGCACCTGGGCCTGTCTGTCCCTTGCTAATTGTTGATGGTGGAACAATTGTTTGAATCGGTTGTGGCGGTAGTGGGTTGCCAGCTGGATCAGTAAAAGGCCACCCTTTGTTTGGTGGTGGTGTCGGTATCGGATTCGCTATCACCGGAATACTAACGCCTGGAGCAGGTGGATTCGATGGCATCTGAGGATAACCAAGTCCTGTATGTACAAGCTGTTGCTGTAAAGTATTATATGCTACACCTCTGCCTACTGCAGAAGGTATAGGATTTTGTGTTGTTATGTTAGGAATAATATTATTTACTAGAGGTGTTCCACTCACAAATGGAAGCACTGGTAAAGAATGACCTATACTTGAATTTGGTTTACCGGCACCGCCCATGCCTGCGCCGCCTTGTTGGAAATACGGTGTGCCGCCCTTCGACGCTGAACCGCCCCTCATCAGTTTATTTACTTGGTTCATTATTCCAGTAATTCCTGTTAAGGACATATACATGGAATCACATTGTACTAATGCTCCCGACTTAATAGCCATCTGTCTATTAATCTCATCTGCATATTCTTGTGAAGTATGCATTGGGAACGCTGTTGCAACTTTGGCTCCATTAACCATAATATCGCCATCATGTTTTGATATTAAGTATGCTTCTGAATCTGCGCCACCTGTTGTTGGCAATGTATCTGTGCCGTGTACTTTATATTCTTTTTCTGAAACATATCTAATTCCGCCTGTTGCGTACGGATGGTCAAACCCAAATCCTTCTAAACGTATAACAGTAGAGCTAGGTACAGATTCAACTTTCCATGCCCAGTTATAATAGTTCGGTTCCATGTCAACAATGTTTATAACTTTGTTTACAATTGTGTCTGTTCCATCTGTGTCTAAAGTATGTGCTTCTTCTAAAGTAACTTCTACCTGGTCTGTCATCATAGTTGCATTGCCAAATGCATTATCCTGGAATGTAAGACTTGCTGTGCCTGTCGCTGTTGCATTTTGAGATAGTACCACTCCTGTTACTGTAACTTCTGCAACTGTTGTGCCTCCAGTAATGCCTGCGCCACTTACTAGCATACCGGATGTTACTACTGCATTCGGTGAAGCGATAGTTGCCGTTGTACTGCCACTAGTTGTACCTACTGAAACTACAACACTTGTAGGCTCTACAAAATCTCCGTACACACTAATTGTAGTTGCTGATTTCCCAACAACTCTGTATACACCTGAATAGTAACCTGCGTTGTTAATTTTAACAACTCCTAAGTTTGCAACTGTTGAAGTGTTCATGTCTGTTGTAAATACTAAACCGTTATTAACTGCTAAACTTAATGCACTTGAACTAACATTTGAACTAAAAGTACTTTCAGTAACTGTGAATGTTGTTATAATAGAATTTGCTGTACTGTAATTATTTGTTCTCTTAGAGAACTGTATAGTCGCACCGTTTGACATTGTAACTGCTGTGTCTACTACCATTGTAACTGCATCAGTTATAGCAGTAACTTTAGTGTTAGCTGGTATCCCAGAGCCACTTACAACATGTCCAACTTGAATAGTGTTATCGCCTGCTGTAATGATTATAGTAGTTGCACTAGATAATGCACCATTAATTGTTGTGGAATAAATTCCTGTATCAGTTGTATCAACTAATGTTGTTGCCATTGTAGACGGACTTACTGTAACATTACTTGCTTTATAAGTATTACCGTTTAAGGCACCTGTACTTGAATCTGTGAACGTTATATACGAGCCTTCTTCAAAGTCGTTCATTGAAGTAGTGCCTGTATAAGTTAAGTTAACTGTGTTGCTAGTACCAACGTTGGCATCTAGAGCAAACGTTTCTGAAGTATTAATATAATAGTTTACTGCTGAAACATTACCACTTACTGTTGGCTCAATTTTTTCTATTAACAATCTTAACGGCTCTTTATATCCAATGCCTGAAATTGTTACAGAATTTTTAACAACTTGATCTTCATTTAAGAAGTATCCAACCGGAGTATTAACTTCCATAATAGTGTTATCAAACATCTTGTCACCATCAGCAAGTTCGATATTTGCATAATAACTATCTAGTGCAATGCCTTCACGTTTTAATGCTATAACATTATCGTAATAGTTTGTAATGTTTGCTTCGTCTGTTAAGTAGTTTGAGTTAGCATAAGCATCTAAACTTATGTCAGTGTACAACATTGTTGTACCTAAATTATCGTTGAATTTAATATAAGCAACATTACTAGTAGCATCAAATCCTGTGGGTTGAACTAACTTGTATGCATTAAAGTCTGAATGCTCACTAACAGCAAAATGTACTACATCATTTTCTTGAGGTATCTTATTAGCTGGACGAGAATCAATATCAAATAATCCTGTAAAATCATTTAAGTTCATTGCTTGGTATGCCACGTTGTACGAGGATATGTAACCTGCGTTTGGTAGTGGAGTATACTTGCTGTCAGTAATACCTGTGAAGTCAACATTTTTAGTAGTGGGCCACAAGTCTTTAGTTTTCATATCTGTTGGTCTATGAATAAATCTTGTGCTATCATCTACGTCAATTAATATAGTCGAATCCGATAAGTCGTCTGGTGTTATTTCTAATGTTCGTTGTTGTTTTAGTCTTGCCGCTAATGCATCCTCGGCTTTAACTTTAATATTTAATGTGCTACCAGGTAAGTCACCTTGATATGCTTCTGCAAAATCTACTGTTGCTCTTTCAATAATTGTGATAGGAGTATTTTCGTTTAACTCTCCACCCGGTAGTTTAGTTACATCATAAAATGTAATAGTAGAATTATGAGTACCAGCATTATTATCTATTGCAAAACCGTTTGTTCCGTCTGTCTCTAAAGCATCACTTATTAGTGTGCCGTTAATAAGCACTTCTATATGCGGATAGTTACCGTTTATAATTTGTAAGTTGTCTATTGCAATGTTACCTGCTTCCGGAGTTGCTTGACTAGTTACGTTGCCTGACTCAGGAGCAAAAGTAAATGCTAATGATCCAGATGTTGTTCTTTCAGTAGGAACAATAGTTGATCTGCTACCAGAATCGAATTCCCAATTAACAGTATTGTCTTCTTCTACGGCTACTACTGTTGTGCCATTGATATTAACAATAACGTTAGTGTTCGTTGTGGCGTTTGCAGTTTCAAAACTGTATCGCTGTCTAGGTTGGAAACGCTTAGAGCCAGTATTAAGAATAATATCTGCTGAGTTATCTAATTTTAATTTGTTTACAAGGTCATCTTTTTGTGCATCGTTGGCACTACTTACAGTAAAGTCGTTACCTGAAAGTTGTAACTTGTAGTTAGTGGACGCCGCTGTGCCCAGTGTAAGTACTGATGCTGTAACGTTAGCGTTGGTATTAGCGTTGGTGTTAATTGCTTCTGCAACAAGTGTAACATTACTAGACGAACTGAGGTCAATGAACGATGCCGCATTTGCGGAGAAGTTATCTGTTATGCTTATACCAGTTAACACATTAGCACTAAAGGATCCTGAGCTATCTAAGAATGCATTACTAACAGCATACGGCTTACTGAAGTAAGTTGTAATATTTGCAGTAAGTAACTGTGCCGCTACAACTGTTACACTAGGATTAATAGTATAACCATATCCTGGTTCAGTAACTGTAACATCTTTAATAGTACCGTCTGTGTTCAAGTTAACAGTTGCTTCAGCAGTTGTTCCACCTGCGTACATAAATGATCCTGGGATCTCTGCTGGTGGTCCTTCAATTTCTAAAACAGGTACACTATAGAATTTAGTAGTTGCACCTAGTAGTTCCACTTCACTAATTACACTAACAATATCTTCCGGATAAACAATTTGTATTAATTGATTTTCGCTTGTAATTTCTGAATCTTGTATTTTAATATCTAGTCTCTGGTTGTTTTGAACGTCACCAAAATCTCCAGACTTAAGAGCCCACTCGTCGTATACTGCTATACTACCAGGAACTAATACTTTATCACTGTTAAGTAATTTTTCAATACTTGCCTTAGTACCCTTGTCTCTAATCATACCATTGTAGAAATCGAATTGGTTATCGTCTACAAGTTCAAACTCTCTTAGATATTTTCTTTCGGTGTAACCATACTGTCGTCTACTTGCTTCGTATACTTGTCTTTCAACTGGTACATGACCGATCTCATTGTATCTACCCATGTCTTGTGCAAGTGTATCGTAGTTTGGCTTTAAGCCATCTTCAGTAATTAAGAAACCTTCACTCATTAACGAGCCTGTCCAGTTTGCTGTTCTCTTACCTTTAACTTTTAATCTTTTTTGTCTATGCCCAAACACTGTGTCGTAAATTGTATCTCCAAACACAGTCTTATTATTAATAAGCATAGCATGTTCTATACTATTTGTATGGATAATAATTCCAAAAATCTGCGAGTTAGTTGGTGGAGTAACTTCAATAGTACTTCCTTCTCTAACAATTAAACAGTCTGTTGGTAAAATCTTTTTACCAGTTTCGTCTAATATACTAAACTGTCCTTTAAATGATTCTGCAATCTCGCTTATTCTACCTTCAATGGAAGTGAACTTAATTTTTCTTGCCATTGGACTTAGGCTTAATGTATTACCAGTTGCCCACTTACCTAAACTCCAGAATAAAAATTGCTTGCCTGAATATACCCAGTCACTAACATCATTTATTTCGTTGTTGAAGTCGTTAAAGTCGTAGCCTTGTGTTTTCTGCTTTCTTCCTAACTCAGTTAAGAACTCAAATACTTCGCCTATAGTTTTATAAACTGTGCCGTATTCTACACGTTCTGTTACGCCAGTTCCTTCTAAGTAGTAAGTTGCTTCAGCGGCATTAACCATTGGCAATGAGCTGAGCCTTTGATAAAATTCTGTATTAGTTACTGCTGTTGCTTTTGCAACTGCACTTTTTGCCTGGTAGTAGTTGTATCCAGACTTAACAATATCGCCTGCGTTGTATGAGAGTGTAGCCCCGTAATTTGAAAAGTCTGCTGGTTCGCCTCCAACACTTACTTCTGTACGTTGCCCTTCTTTATTAGAAGGCTCAACTTCAAAGAATCTCTTAGTACTGCTGTATCCTGAAAGTTTGTAATACCCGTCTGCTGTAAGCTCAACTATTACACCAGTGTATTGGTTTGTAGTTGTGTAAGGTCCAACGTGAACACTTACTTGAATATCTTCGTGTGGAAGAATTAAACTTGAACTATTACCTGTTATGCTGTAGCTATCGCTGAATACTGTCATAGTATCTTTGTCAACAAAGCCAGCAAACTTATGTCCTAGTTTACCGTTAACTGATTTAAACGGAGTAGCAAATTCTGTTTTGGTGTTTATACCATGGAATCGTAAGTACGAATCAATAAATTGTGTATACCCTGTGTTAGTAAGTAATGTTTTATTGTCAGCGGCAGTATTACCGTGTACAATTGCATCTTTAACTTGGTAACGTTTAAATGTTGTTTTGTCAAGTAGTTGTAAAGGGTTTGCTGAACTTCTAATAATTTTTTCTGGCTCTGCAAACACACTAGCAAACTTACCTGGCTTTGTGAGGAATAATGCTTCTGCTATTGCAAAAGGATATTGCTCTGACATCTTCCAAGCATTCTCTACTGGAGCTCCATCGCCAAATTTCCATTCATTAGCAACCTTTGTAACGTCACTAGTGTATGTAGTTGTCTGTGTATTAACTAATGAGTAATTCTCTGTGCCTGCTGTAGCAAATGTGCCTGCACCTAATATGTTGTTTGCAAGGTCAGTTGTAGTAAATCTAAACTTAGGACCTACGGTGTACGGATATGCTGGAGCGCCAGCAGTATCTATTGTGGCAACATACGCCCATACGCCACTTGGAAACTCTGGAGTTACCATAAAGCGTCCATTAAATTCGTCTAAGTCACCTGTTGCAGTATCGAACACATAGTCCTCTATGAACTCGCCTGTAGGTATTCCGCCTACTCCTAGTGCATAAGTATCTCTTGCGTTTGTTTTTAAACTATAACTAGATACTAAACGTTTAATATCACTAGTATCGTTTAATCTGTCTGTATATCCATATGGCCCGTAAATTGGCAAACCATCAAATGCCCAACCAATTATTGGACTATGCGTTGATGTACTCCATGCACTAAGCCCAACTGTTTTTGGACTAGGCTGTACATAACCATAGCGGTTATTTGCATCTGGGTTTCCACCTGCTGTATCTCTGCCTACTTCGTTTCTGTACATAGCATTGTAATGCCAATTGCTAGTAGTATCAATAGTAACACCTGTGTTGCCGTTAAATACTAAACCTCCGTTAACTGCAATACCTGTATGCGTTTTAGCAGTAGTTGTGGCTGTAACAAATTGTGCCGCTGTAGATGTACTTGCATCTGAGTAATGATTGGCGTCGGTAGCATCTGCTATAACTTTTATTGTATATTTCGATGTCTTGTCTTCTACAAAAGCAGTACTATTACTAATAGGGAATGTTCCAATAACATGATTTAATAAGTTACTTGTTGTTACATTAATGTGCGTAGTGGTGCCGTCTGTTCTTTCGTTTATATGTAAACCGTCTGTAGTTCCTACAAACGAAGTTGCACTAGCTGTTGCTGTGCCAAGCTCTGCTTGAGTCCATACTGTGGTTCTAGTTGTGGACGCTGTGCTTGAAATATTTGCTGGTGCTAATAACTTAGCATCTGCGTCTACTGGTAACATACTCTTTAATCCAATACGTCTGTAAGGATTATTAATTTTGTATGCTGAATTATCTACATTCTTTGTGGTGCCTTGCCTAATGATACCGTTTTCAATATCACTCCACATTGGTTTGTTGCCACTACCATAATTAGTATTTGTTGTTGTAATATATTGAGTGTCCCACCAGCTTGGCTTTTTAACAAGTCCCAACATTTCCCATGGATGCGTATGTGGTCTAGCAGTATCAAAACTATCTTCAAAAATGCCTCTCCAGTACCCAGCGTTTGCTGTGCCTGAGTTATAGTTCCATGTAAACGGTTTATCAACATCGTAATATTCGTTTTCAACAAAGTCCGCTTCGTTTCTTGCAATAAATTTGTTAAAGTTTTCTCTTAAAATGTTGTAGTATGCAGTTCTAGAAATACCAGTATTTCTAAATGTTCCTGGTCTAATATCGTGTACATTTAAATCTGGATAATTTAGTTTGTCTCTATAAACTTGTTGTACGCTGTTGTAAACTCTCTTTTCAAATTCTAATAAAATTTCATCTTGCTTATCGTTGTCTGCAACTGTTCTACTGCCGTCATGTCCAACTATAACGTTAATTGCTTCTGCAAATGATGTATCAGACATAATTTTTGGTAACTGTACAGGTGTAATACCCATAGCAGATGTAGTTGGAGGACATTGAGCACTTTCTCTATTTTTGTTAAAGAATCTAACTTTAATAGTATTGCCTAATGTTAACGTATATTCTGTTGTAAATGATAGAGTACACACGCCGAGTTTGCCAGCCATTGTATAATCTTTATCTATTAATAATAATACATCATTGCCTTTAGCATCTTGATCATAAACATGAATAGCATTTTCTATTTTATCTAAATTTAAGAAGTTAGATAGTGTGTATTCTTTTTGTACAATATTATTAATAAGAAGTAATTCTTCATCATACCTGTCGCCTAATGCTAACATGTAACTGTAGTCAAATACTAGTTTACCTGGATTGTATGCTATGACGTTTTGTAGAACGTCTTCCAATATTGCATGGTCAGTCATTACTGTTGTATCGTTAGCATCGATATAGCGTTTAATTTCTTTCTTTAATCTGTTTTTATATTTTAGATACTCATCGCCGTTAAACTTCATTGCATCTACAATGTTAAATTTATCGTTGCTTACAAGGAATCCTGCCATCTGCAAATCGTCGTCTGTTTGCACAATTTTGTTTGCAAGAGTTTTATCGTCATCTAGGCTAGCAAAATTGTTATCACCTAAAGCATTACCAACTATGTTAGTTTGCTCTTGGATATAGTCCTTAACATGTTCTAAATACTGCGGTTCACTAATAGTTAATACATCAGATTTTTCAGTATTAGCATACCAGCCTAACGGTAATTCATATCGCCCGGTTCGTTTCTTGTCTTGTATTATTCCAGTAGTTGTTGGAGTAGTAATTCTAATAGTATCATTCTTTACTACATTGAATGTTGTAAACTCTATTGCTTTTAACGTAGTGTTGTATGTCCAGTCTGCTCTACGAATTCCATTTACTTTTACTCTAATTTTAGTAGCATCAGACGGTACAGTAGTAAGGTTCCAGAGTGTGCGTTTATTGTCGATGTCAAGTTGCGATACTTCAAAATCGTCTTCCACTTTCTGTTTAAATGAGTCTTTATGTCCACGCCATGCTGTGTCGTAAGTAATTACTCCGTCAGTATCTGTCTTCTTATAATAACTATAACCTTTTACAAAGCTAGTAGTTGTGCCGCCGAAAGGTGTGTAACTAATTACATCACTAGACATGTTATTATCAAACACAATTTCACTAAAGTTATTAAAGTTTTTATATTCTAATGGGAATCCTAATACACTGTCGTTAGTTGAACTAGTAAGTGCGTCCTTATAGGAAAATAACTTAGTTCCTTTGAATGATGAACTTGGATACGTTACTTCGTTGCCAACAGATTTTTTACTAGAGTCGTATGCCGCAAATAATGGCGCTGAATTAACTTTTGTCTTTCTTTGACCAACAATCCATTTTGTTCCAGACCAGTAGTATTCTTTACCTTGATGTTGCACTCCAAACAGAACAGCTACAATGTCGCCTGTTACTGGAGTCCACGGAACAAAGTTTGAGTCGCCGTCAACTGCTCCAACTGGATTAGTTGTTGGATGTGGCATCCTTGTTAATTTTATTCTGTTATTAAAAGTTAATGCTACACCGTCTGCAATAGTTTCTGCTTGACTTAATGTAATAGTAAGTGTGCTAGTATTAATTGTTTTTACTGTTGTATCGACACCACTAATGCCTGTGCCTTTAACTAAAGCACCAACGTAAACATCTGCCATACTATCTAGTACAACAGTAGTGGAACTAGAAACAGCACCGTTAACAGTTTGTGTTTGCGTATCCTCTACAACATAAATGTATTTTGATATGGTTGCATCTTCGTCTGGTAATAGCAGTTTGTTAGCAAGTTTTAATCCTTGATTATCTAGTAAAGCACTAACGGCTCTGCCTTGCACTTCATTTTTAGTATAGCCTGTGCCACTTAAATCAGCACTGAATGTTGTTCCTTTACTTCCAAAGTTATATAATTCTAAATTTCTATCAAATTCTAGGATCGGTCTTTTTGCTCTGTAAGCCTTATCAGGCAATGCAGTAGCCGATTCTGTAAATCTGTCCTTGTGATGCCAAAAGTTAATCCTACTCCAAGTATTGTTATCTTCAGCGGCCCTTTGCATAATCAAGTAGTCGGGTACTATCTGGGTGTTGCCGCCATCCCATGGATCAGCATCAAAGCCTGCAGTACCTGTGTTCATGTATGAAAGAAACTTGCCAGTGCCTGTAACATATCCTTTCCAGTAAGTTTCACCAGTTAATGTTATATCATCTAATCCAATAAAGAATTCGTTGTCAATTTTCTTTCCTAGTGCGTCATAGTATTGTCTAGCAGTGCCGTTGTCTTCTAATAATAATGCGGCGGCTGTAATTGCACCTGATGGTATGTTAGATGCTATAAGCGTTGATTCCGCCGTTATAACTTCATCGTCCCACGGCGTAAATGCTGGTGTTGAAAATATAGCACTAAAGTTTTGATCCTTAGCATATAACACTATGCTATCGCCTACACCTTCTACGATGTATCTGATTCCTAAGTACGTTGCTGGAATAACATGTGTGCCTGCAAATTCTATAACAGCGCCGTTTTTAAGTTCTATGCCATTAGGTGAAGTATAAAACTTCTTGCCTATTATATCTTTTAAAACATTAATAGTTGTTGCACTAGTTCCGTTAACTGTAATCTTGTTTGGGCCGTCTGTGCTCCAGAAATATTCCTGGAAGTTAACTAGCTTGTCGTAATCAATTGGAGGTAAAAAACTATAAAAATTTGTGTCAAACAATACATTTTCGTTTTTAGTATCTACGCCATAACTCGATAATTGGTTAACAAAGTCTTCGTAGAATAATACATTTGTTGCTTCGCCGGTAGATCCATCAATTGTGTTTACTACTGGCTCTAAACTGTATTTTTGTCTGCTTGGATTTGGTTCAACAATGTAGTGGTCTTGGCTGGAGTTAAATTGATCTGGCTCCTTACGTCCAATGTATGCGGAAATTGTTTCAATGTTACTTTTACTGAATAACTGTTCTACGGTACTTTCAAAAAAGTTCTTTAATACCGTGGTCTGTAATGCACCGGGTAACTTACTTATTTGCTTATCAGCCATGTTTTTTCCTAATATCCGCTGTTGTCTGTTGAGCTACTAGAGTTGCCCACAGAATTATTTAGGGTAATTGTATTACCCAATGTAGTGTTTGCTACACTTTGATCCAGTACATAAGTACCATGGTAGTATGTTACACTGTTAGGCATGTAAAATACTTGCCCAAAGAATGTGTGCGTCATACTTGTTCCGTCACCTGCAAAGTTTGCCGCTTCAGCTGAAGCATATAACGGATAGTAACCATTAATAGCATAAGGACCCACAGAGCTGTCAACACCATTGTATGTTGTTAATAGTCCGCTACTAGTCTTGTTAGGCTTAATGTTACCATGTGTTAATTTGTCTACAACATCAATTTCGTCAATGCCGGCTGTACTTAAAAATAGTTCGTCTGCATCTGCTTTAACTTGGAATAAGTCTCCAAAAACACCACTTGCTTTTGTAGGCACAATAACAATACTGCCTATAGCATTTCCAACTTGCTGATGTATATAACTGCTTAGTTCTGTGAAGTAAAAAGTATCGCCGAAGTCCCAATTATCTACATTGAAATATTGGTTAATTGCGCCAATAACTTTTGTTTTAATTTCGTTATCACTTAAACTTGTTCCAGGCAATCGAACAACTTTGAATTTTGCTTGTAGCTCATCAGTTGCATCATCGCCAAATATTAATTTAAATCTTCCACTCTTGAATACTAATTGGTCACTAGCAGATTTAAAGTCTTGTAAAATAGCAAATTCGTTTTCTAATTCTGAACTAGTAGGTGCTGTTGGGAAATCTGTTCCTGGCACTTTAATATAAGATTGCATGTCTTCCCAGTACGAAGAAGTAAGTACAAAGAATTCATGTACGTTACTAACACTAGGATCGATTCGCATACTATTGTCTGCAACGTGAGTCCATTTAAATACTACACCGTTTTGTCTGAGTGACTTAGAATTCTGTGTAAAACTTCTGCCTTTTTTAGCAAAGTGACTTGAACTTTCGTAGTTGCTAACACTTGCTAAGTTTGTGCTACTCTTAGTTAAAATAAATACCTTCCCAGTATCTTTAGAATAAATCTTTTTATTATGCATGCCACCAGTAGTTTCATTTTTACCTTGCTGGTTATTAAATAAATCAACAACAGTTTTGTTTCTAACTAAGTAGAATTCGTAATCAGCAGTATTATACGGCACACCAGCGGCGCCTGTCACAGTTGATCTATCTCCAGCAAACGTTAGTGTTGTTTCTTTTCTTAAATCTAATATGCCTGTTTTAACTGGTCTAGTATAAGTGTAGCCATCAAAGTCTTCATAATTTTCAAATAATATAATGTCGTCTGCGCCAACAAAATGTTCAAACTGGATTGGATTATCTGGACTATCTGATGATGCTGTATTAACAGGAGTAACTTTAACCTTCTTAGGATCAGTATATCCGTCTGGGTAACTAAAGTTTCCTATAGCACTATATACTATCGGAGCATCAAGTCTAGAGTTGTCGTTAACATACTTAACTGCAATAGTATCACTTCTGTTATTTCTAGCAGAGTTGTCTATAGCATAGTGATGTCTTGCTTCAAAGTCAACTACAAGTGTTCCTGTCTGTGCCGCATAGTTACTAGTAGCTAATTGGAAAGAAGCGCCAGCTACTGTACATGAACCGCCTGCCGCCAGTGTTAAGTTCTGATTATTATATCTGTATGCAATGCCGCCTGTAGCATTTAAAATTGGTCCACCGAATGTGGTACCATCAAACGCTATAGTTATTTTTGGCAACTTATAAATTACGCCAGTGTCTGCAACTACTACTACTTTGTCAGTAACAGTTGTTGATGCCGATGTGCCTAATTCAATTGATGTTGGTTGTACAAAAGCCCCTATGGCTCCATTTTGATAAATTCCTAAGTTAGATATAACTGAAACTGCTATATCGTAATGCTTAACATTTCTGGAAATCAACGGTATATTAGAAAAGTAAGATCCTGTAGTACCTAAATACCACTTGTCTCCAATTATTACACCGTCTTCGTCAACCCATGTAAATGATTCTGTGAAACTAGGCTTAATGTTTAATGTTGGTAATTCAATTGAATCGTATTTTGCTAAACCTGTTGCGTTATCCTGTAACCTGTTTTCATTGACATTATAAAATCTAACATCGTCTAAACTTTCGAACACAAATTGTGTTCCTCTAATTTCAATATCATATCTGTATGATAATGTATCTACATTAACATATTTAAATTTTAATATCCAACTTGCATCTAATCCTGTTCCTGATGAATCTCCGGTATACGAAGCACTAAAGTCTTTAGCAGTACTTAAATTATTATTCTCTATAATATAGAATCTATTTTCGCTAGGCATAAATCTTACGCCAAATGTTCTTCTAGAAGCCATTGCCGATTTTAATTGCTGTTCTTCTAATGCAAATAATGTTTTTCTTAAAATAACAATTACTTCATCACATTTCCAACCATTTGTAATTTTCTTATTAAGTTTAACTGGGCCATTTGATGTACTACTAGCCGAGTTTCTAACACCGTTGTTATCCATACTAACAATCTTAGCCCATTCATATTTTGTTTTATCAGTGGGATCATAGAATTTTAACATATAGCCAGGCTGTATAATTTTAAACAGCGTATTAGCTACATTAACGTCAGTAGGTGTTCCACCAGCTGTATATGTCTCAGACATATACCCAAACACACCTGTAGCAATTCTTGGCAATGTATTCCATGTTATGCCGAATAATGAAATATCAAACATATCAGTATAAGCAGGAACTTCTTTAACTTTAGTTCTAAATGTGCTGTAAATAAAATCATTAAGTTTTAAGTTCTTAATAATAGTTGGAAACTTTGTGTTAATAAAATCTTGTGTAGTATTCGTAGTTGTTACTTTAAATGCATCACTAGAGTTACTAGGCTCTTCATACAATGCGCCATCTTCTGCGATACTAGTTGTGGTCTGGAAAGTACTAGTAGGATCTGTAATATCAATATATCTACTGTGTCCAGCATGTGTTTTGTTAGTAACTTTTAATTTTTTAATGTTTGTGCTTTTAGCTAAAGGAAGTACTTGGTAGTCTTGAGCTGTAACCATTCTGTCTTGAGCATAATATGCCTGTGGTGCTCTTTCCTTAATGCCAGCAAGTGTTTCTGCAGGTAAACTGTTTGATACCTTGCTTTCTAGTTTTGATGTAATTGTTAACTGATGCGATTTACCATCTCCTGTAAAGTATGGTATAGTTGTTACAACAGTTCTAACATCATCTGGCTGTAGTGCAAATCTTTCGTTGTCACTAACTCTGTACTGAGCTTTAAATGATCCCATAGGTACGTTTGCAAAGTTACCGTCTGCAAACTGTAGTCTAATACCACCTTGTCCTACATTTTGTACAGCATATAATAACGGAGTATTTTTAGCCTTAGTGTTATACATTAAAGTCTGTCCAACAGTGTTTGGAACTTTAACCCACTTAGTTAATACTTTATCATTACTATCTACTTCTGACAAATATACATCTGTTTCATTAATATTATCAACAGCAATTGCTTGTTGTCTGTTTTCAATTGGTGTAGTAAAATCGAAATTTGATGATCGCAATGTGCCTTGCTTAAACATCATAAAGAATCCAGTATTTTTACTTAATGATCCTAGTCCGTCATTTCTATGAAGTATTGAAAAGTTGTTTGTGCTGTCTGGATGCTTTTCTGCAAACACACCGGCATCTTCAAAATCAACATTCACAAATTCAAATGCTCTGTCAACTCCGTTAACATTTACATCAAAGCCGTATGTTTGCGATGCAGTGATTGGAGTGTTAATATCGTATCTGTCTGTTATGATTCCACCGACAGTTCCTGTTTTTACAGGCTTACTAAATCTGTTAACATTACCAAATGCACTATTCATTATAGTTAAAAATTGTTCGTAACTGTCTGGATTGTTTGCATCGTTCCAGCTAATAGTTTTATCGTTTATACTTGCACCCGAACTATCTGTTAACGCCTCTGAAGTTGACACGCTTACAATTTTCATTAATCCACTTGCAGGCATATTTCGTTTTGGATTGTATCCAAGTTGTCTAGCAAGTTTAAATACCGAGTCTCTTCGCTCAGCAGTTTCTAAAAAGTTTTCTCTTGTATTAACATCCATTCTGAATGCAATACTTTGCCCGAGGTAGGCAAGCAATTCTATGATTGCTATGAATTCTGAACTTTCAATATAATCATTGAAGTTTTCTGGAAAATTAGATTTGATATATTCGACCATTGCATTTCTAATAGTGTCAAAGTCGTATGCTTGAAAGTCTACTTGACTATATGCCTGATAGGCTACTGACCAATCTTCTGCCGCGAATAAATTATTTTGTCTGCTATTAACTGCCATGTTATATCTCTACGTTTTCCCTAGCATACTCTACAAATAGTGTGTCTTCCGATAAAAACGGTTTAAACTTTAAGTGTAATGTTATGCGAATTGTGTGGTCTAATACATCAGTGAACATATCGGTCATTTCTACCCTGCTGTCCTTCGATACAATACGCTCTATATCTTCTTTGATTTCTGCAACAACGTATTGGTCTAGAGGGTTCATTATAATATCCCAAATTCTAGTACCATATGTAGGTCTCATTACTCGCTCACCTCTTTTGGTATAAAGTTCGTTAAGTAAGTCAGCTTTTATAAGTTCACCATCAATTAGCGTATAAGGTGCCCTTACCTTGCCTGTTGTGCTGAATCCTCTGTATATATTTGCCATACAACTATTTATCCTAAAGGATTAAAACTAGTTATAATAAACACCATAATAAGCCTAAAAAAATGTTGACTTTTCAATAGAATGGATACATAATAACATAGTAGGAATTATCTTGCTAATTTTATAAATTTATAGGAATAACAATGAGAAATATCATTGAACGATTCGACAGCATTTGCAAAAAAGCAGACGCAGTTAACAAGCAGTTAAAATTAACTGATCAGTCTTCTGGGTACGGACCTCGTTTCCAAAAGATGATGTCGAAAAAACAGAATCGTCTACATTCCGTAGGCATTTACGATTACCACACTAAGGGCTATGTATTGTTCGAAATGGTTAATCTTGTAGGTCAGAAGGGCAAAGTACCACAGGAATTCTATGACATGGAATCTATGCTCAAGAATGCCGTTACCGCCTAACAAAAATATTGTTTTTATACATGGTAGTGGCGCCTCCACGTTAAGTTTTAACTTTTTACAAATATTCTTGCCAGAACATAACGTACTTTATATAGAGTACGACACGCAAGAGCTACCGGAAACATTAGTAACTCGTATCAAAATGGAAATACTCGATGAGTTTGGGCATGAACCATTCTCCGTAATAGCACATAGTTACGGGTGTTTGCTAGGATTAAAAGCGGTACAGGCATTTGCTAACTGTGAAGTATTTTTAGCCATGAGTGCTCCGTGGGGCGGTAGTAGAACAGCAAAATGGTTATCGTATGCATTCAGACACAGCAAACTTTTTACAGCACTAAATCCAAAGAGTACGTTTATCACTGCATTACAAACTGTAAACAATGATTTTAAGATAATTAACATAGTAACAACAGGAACTAGAGGAGCCGGAAATGCTCTTGCTGGTATGGGTGAATCTAACGATGGCACTCTAACTGTTAAAACACAGAAATCTGTTCCTAGTAATTTTAATAATTTGAAACAGATTGAAATGGGTACTAGTCACAACGAAGTGCTAGTTAATTTTGAAACGGTTGAAATTATAAAAAGGGAGATGTTTGGTGAATAATAACCATAGCTTAAACGATACCTTAGAAGAAGAACTTCGTCTTATGCTTGTTGACAAGAACAACGAATGTAATCAACTAAGAGCCGAAATTAAAACTTTAAGAAGATCAGTTGCTGAAGAACAAGAAGGCAAATATAGAGCCTATATCAAGTTTGCTGATTTACAACAACAAATACATACAAATAAGAATAACGAAACAGCTTAACTAGTTGGTTTGTCTTTGTCTGCATGGCCTATGTAAGGCTCTCGAGTCAGTAATGGCTCTATAATACTAGTAACAGTATCTTTATTACCATCTCTCTCACCGTCAGTGGTCAACGGATTATCTTCGCTAGTTGCTTGAAAGTCATATTCCCACCCTGGTGTTTCTATTGGCTGGTCTTCATGTGCTATTGTCGGTATAGCCAAAGCGGCTTTACTGTTTTCTGCCTGTGTTGCACTACCACCATCATTGAGATGCACCGTACTGCCCACTACGTTTACTTTATTACCTGCTTGTATATTTGTCTCACCGCCTGCCTTAATATGCTGAGTTTCTGACGCTGTACTAAACATGTTAGACTTAGCATTTAAATGCATGTCAGCGCCAGCGGTTGCAAGTAGTGATCGTCTGGCAGTTAAATGCATACTGCCTAACTCGTCTACTTCTAACACAAAGTCTTTCATAACTTTCATAGTAGCTTCTGCGCCAGCGTTAATGTTGAGTACGCCACGTTGATTGCCGTCCTCGTCTTGTTGTTCATGTGCTTCGCCATAAACACCTGCATTAATATTTACAGATGTGTTGCCTTCTAGATTTAAATTTTTGTCTGCACGAATATTGATGTTACCTTTAGCTCTATACGAAATATCTTTTTCACTATATATTTGTATGTCGCCGTCTCCACTCATCTCTACCCACGCAGTACCTTTTGCATTTATTATATAAATTAGTCCGTTAGTGTCGTCCATTAATACTTGGTTGCCACCTGCTGTTCTAATTCTTATATTTTTACTGTCGCCGTTGATGTCGCCATCGTCCATCACAAAACTGTGTCCACCTGTTCTGTGTGTGCCGTCTTTTTTACCTGTAGTTAAATTTACATCTTCTGCACCAGGAGTAGATATACCAAATACTGCACTAGGTGATTCTCTTCTTGCACTAGATGACGATAAGCCTCTGAGCTTGTCATTTATTAAGCCTTGGTCAAGAATAGGTTTTGTTATATATGGGTTAACTGGTCGTGTAGCATTAACACCGTGATTTATTTGGTCTGTTTGTCTATTAACTTCTGCAACTGGCAATTTTTGGTCTGTGCCAAAAGTTCTGCCTGCGGCATTACCAGGTACCATGTTAGCCATTTGATCTGGTAGTAAACATCCTAGTACAAATGGTAATTTAGATTTGCCGTCAGCAAAACATACTAATACCCAGTTACCTACATCAGGCGGTACCATCCACATGCCATATGTTTTTTGTGTTTCGACATACGATGCTAAATTGTCTCCAATTCTGTTAGCCGGGGTACTTCCACCAAACGGAGTACTCCAGAATGCATTAACCCAATTACTCGGATTATCTCTATCTTTGCCTAACGATGGAATATACACTGTTAGTCTGCCACTGTTAGTATCGTCTTTAGGTCTAACAATAACTTCGCCTAAATATACACCGAAATCTAAATCAGCATTTTTAGTCATTTCCGCAGTGGGATTATTTCTACTAACTTTAAACTTATCTGCTCTATAATTTCCGCGTAAACTCATCCGCCTGTACTCCTGTCCGCTTTGGACTCATTAAATGTTTCTAGTTGTCGTGCGTTGACGGCGTCTGCTTCTGCATTAGGATCAAATCCATCATCTGCTGGACCGGCTAAGTAGCCATCTCCGTAATCTATATCTACTATGTCGTACTCAGATAAATTTAGTGCTGTATTCTTTTTAGCATTTACTTCTATTTCAAACATGCCATTACTAAATGTACATGTAGTTGCCATGATTTGATATACACCGCTTATAAAGTAAGCCGTGCCTGCTTTCTCAAGATACCCTGTGTTGTTATCTTCATCATCCATATCAGGATCTATTACCCTCGGAGTTTGCATTGTAAATAGAAAATAGTTATCATTGCCGGTATACGATATGGAATCCATAGTGGTTGCCTTTCCAATGTTGTCTAGTTTCGCTGACATGCCTTTGCCTTTCTGCGGGTCCGTTGGCTTCTCGCCTAAGTACCATACATCGCCTCTAATTTTTAATCCTAAATCAATTAATATACTTGCATCATTGACATTTTGGTACATGTATCCAAACAATGTTGCTTTAGGCGTGCCGTCAACAGTATTACCTGATGTGGACACAATACTCTTAGTATAGTCAAATCCCGGTTTAGTAACTGCCATCTTTAACGAGTTCATTGCTTGACGAGAACTAAGTTCGCCAATAACAATTTCACTGCCGCCGGCATTGTCAATAAGATCCGCTCCATACAAATAGCCACTCGGCTCTGGCTTGTACGGTGGGTCGTTTTGCGTTGGCGTCGGATCCGATGATGTAGGGGTGCTAGGATCTGCATTGGCTTCTTGGGACCTGAAATACCCTAGCGGATCATTGCCTCC